GTGTAACGTTAACACAAATATTAGGTGGTATTATGATCATAGTACCTTTGATCGTTGCGGCTGTAGGTGCAGTAGTAGCAATAACTAATTTGTGGAATGCTAAAGCAAAACATCAAGCAGAGATAATGTATGGTTTAACTGCTGCTCAAAAAGAGCAATTAGAACAGACGAAGAAGTTAAAAGAAAGTCATGATGAATGGATGGCTAGTTCTGATACTGCTAATTTATCCTTAGCTAAGGAATCTAATATTGTAAAAGCATTATGCGCAGAATATGATAGATACTTAGATGAGAATGGCAGGGTTAAAGAAGGATATGAATCCAGAGCAGACTTAATTTTAGGAAAAGTATCGCAAGCAACTGGATTAGAGAAGAGCGAATTGTTGTCACTGATTGAAGCACATAAGTCATTGACAGCAGCAGCCCAAGAGTCTTTAGCGGTTCGATTTGGTAGTAAATATTTGGAAAATCATCAAGATCAATACTTCGCTGCAGTTGGAGAAGCAAAACAATGGGAGATTCAAGCTACTGTAAATGAGCAATCCATTAAAGATGCAAAAGAAAAGCTAAGCAAGTTGAATGAATGGTTAAATACAAAAGATAACAACCCTCTATACAATAAGAATGCTGATGATACTGAATATACACAAGCAGTATTTGCTGCTAAGAAATTACAAGAAAATTTAGCATCATTAGAAGCTCAAAAAGCAATCATTCAACGTAATAGTGCTGACACATTAACTGAGATTTCTCGATATGAACAGTTGTCAGAAGCTATTAAGAATAATGATTATGAAGCCATCAACAAGTTCAGAGAAGACATATCTAGTCAATTTAGTATGTCTATGTCTGAGATTCAGGAAAAGGGTAGCGATACACTGAGTACAATGTATAAAACTGCTGAGAACGTTTTAAAGGTTATGCAATCTAGTTCGACTGCTAGTCAAGATCAGATTGATATGGCACTTGAAGATCATAAGAAGAGCTTTGAGAACTATATTATGTCTATGATCAATGGAAGCGATGACGCTAGAAAAGCCGTTATACGTTATAAGCAAGATATAGCTAACATACTAGGCGAAAATTCTGATCTATATGGTGCGGTTGAAAACATTGAAAGTGTTCTTAAGCCGGACTTAGAGCCTACTGGACGAGATGTAGCTCAAAGCTATTTACAATCGGTTGCTGACAATATTAAAGATGGTAAAACAACAGTAGAAGACGCTGCTGCATCAATAGCAACTTACTTTAATATTCCAGATGAAGTATTGGATGTTCCTCAAGTAAGAAAGTTTGTTAATAACATTGCTGAAACGCTTAAAGATGGCAAAGTAGATGATGCTGTTAAGGAATTAGGAAGCAAGCTTAAAATTGATAACCAATCTGCATTTTCCGGTTTCGAGGCTAATAATAGTGCATCTATTATTAAAGGTCTCTTACCAGATGAAGCTGAATTAGATAAGTTTGGTATAGATTTAGCATCATTATTAAAAGATGCTGTTTCTAGATCGATTAGTGGTATTGACTGGGGTATTGAAAGTGACAAAATACCTATGAACCAATTGATAGATATAGATCAAAGCTCTGTTGATAACATCTCTTCAACGACTACTGCCGTAAATAACATGTTTACAGGTTTAGCGGATTCAGCTAAGAATGCTATGTCAACTGTAAACACCGAGTTATCTACAGATCTGAAGGACGAAGCGACTACATCTTTCGGAGGATATACATCAGCTGCATCCGAGTATTTAGATAAGGTTCCTACAAAAGCAGATGAAACAGCAACGTCGGCTAGTAGCGCATTAGCTAAGGATACTTCGGCAGCTGGTAGATATTTCGTAAGTGGATTCTTAAATACTATAGGAGATGTAGTATATAGAAATCAAGCTTATCAATCAGCCTTTGACCTCTCAAATTCTGCAGTAAATGGTTTGATGGCCGGTCAGGACTCTCATTCTCCATCTAGATTAGCCGGTAAAGCTGGTAGATTCTTCATCGAAGGTTACGCTAACGCGCTAAGAAAAGGCGCTGAAGTAGCTCATGATCTAGGAGAAAGGGTCAGTCGATTCGCTATTGACGGCTTAGGAAGTATATCAGACATTATTCAGAACGCAATGAATGTAGATGAATCTGAGTTAACAATTACTCCTGTTCTAGATCTCTCAATGATTCAAAATGGAAGTAATTCTATCTATGATATGTTGAATTCTAATCCTAGTGTTGAGTTAGGAAATGTCACAGCTAAGTCAATCCGTTCTAAATCAGAACAGTTGCAAATGACTCTGGATGATTCTGTATCTACTGCTCTTAAAGACTTCAATAAGTCAAGAGAAGATATGGAGAATCCAACTTATGTATTACAAGTAGACAATTATCTAGATGCTCGCAAGGTAGGTCAAGGTACCGCTAGATATACTAAGAAAGAACTAGACGATATGAATACTAGAAACAATAGATTTGGAGGCGATAAGTAATGTTCGACAAAGCATATGTAGCCTCTTTACCAAAAACAGATACTGAGCTTTCGATTAATGGGGCATGGCTAAATGAAGCTGTGCCCGGTTATCGAACTCATAGCGTAGAAGGTAGAAGAGACTCATATATTGATTTAGCATCTAAAGAAATGTCTAAAAAAGACGGGTCTTTCTTCAGATATAAGCGATTGAAAGATCGCATAATCAAAATCGAATTTGGCTTATTATCGGATACGAGAATTGAAGGCGAAAAGAGCATTGATAAGTTGTTGTCAATACTACAAGTCGACAATCTCAAAGTTATTTTCTATGATGAACCAGATGTTTATTGGGAATGTCATTTATCAAACTTCACCATTCATGAAGAAGACGCATCTAGTAGTGGCGTGTATTTTAAGACTGGTAATATTGAGTTAACATCTACCAAGTCTTATAAGTTCAGTAACATTGAAGTTATGCATACCAATAATGGTACGTCAGATACTATTACGTTAAACAATACTGGTTCTGCACCAACTCCATTAACTATCAAAGCAAAAATAAAGAAAGATTGTGATTATATCGGTTTTGTTTTAGGTAAGGCTGATGGAGAAAGTCTTTATTATCAGATTGGCAATCCTGAATCAAGTGCTAGCGGTAAGGCAAATACCAATGACTCTGAGACACTGTTCGACGACAATGCTCAGCAAATACTAGCGAACTGGTCGCAGAATACTGGATGGTCACCGGATGACAGATGGCGTTGGAATTGGAATTTCCCAGCTCAGAAACAAGGTAGTTTTATACTTGGCGATAACAATGGGCAAAAGTATGTCTATTGCTCCGACTTTGGTAGTGAGCCTGTACAAGACGGTTCCAGTGAATTCACGGATGGTAAATTTAAATGGTATGGTCCAAGTATAACAAAGACACTTGTTCCTAATAAAGCAGGTAAGTTCCCAGTTGATTGGAAATTTGCATATCGAGTTGATTTCTCAGAAAATGATGCGAATGCAATAGGGCATCAAAGTATTAACTTATGTGGAGCTGGTGGACAAAGCATATTCAGTTTTGCAATTGAAAAGAATATAGCTGGCACACATGGAAAAATTGGTGTGGTTAGAACGAATGACTGGACAACTAGAGATGAATTTCAAATGCCAGGTCTTGGTTCGCTAAGTGGTTCTTGGGGTAATATGATAACCATCGAAAAGAAGGGTTACACAATTACTATCTCTACACTTGTTAGTCACTATGGTAGTGAAGTTATACCATTTAGCAGAACATACACTTTAAATAAGAAGGATACAGAGCTAAGATCTGTTACTTTCTCTACGTTTAGATTCCATAAGCAGTATCCGTCAGTGTTTTGGAACACGATCTATCAGGCAAAATTAGTTATGTATAACAAATTAAGTCAAAATGGAAGTGTAAATAACGTATTAAATGCCGGTGATACATTGACGATTAATTCTGAAAATGGGTCATGCGATATTAATGGTACCCAGAATTGGGATAATGTTGATATAGGATCTGATTTATTATTGTTAGATAAAGGTGTTCATAAGTTGAGGATTATAACTTCATCTTGGGCTCCTATACCAGAAGTTAGTGTAACATACAGGGAAAGGTGGAGATAGCATATGCAACTATTCATATTGAATCGAGATATGAAAGTGATCCAGGTGGTTTCTAATGATTTAGAAACTGGCTTTTGGATTGATGATACAGGTGGATATGGACAAAAAATTGAAATCGTATCGGGCTGTGTATTAGGTTCATATGATTTTTTAATAAATGCGTATGCCAAAGAATCCAAATATTTTCAACCTGGCAATCATATAGTATTCAAAGATAAATATTCTAAGGTTCGAATGTATACAATCATGAGAGTTGATGGCGATCAAGAATTACAAGTCTCATCTGAAGATTGTGGCCTTGATTTAATAAATGCATACATCGGACCTTGGGATTTTAGAATGCATGAAATTCGACTACAATCCGCAATGGAATCTGCTTTAGAAGATAGTGGCTGGGAATTTGTAATAGAGAATGTACCATGGTCTGATAGAAAAATAGAAACAGAAGGGACAAATA